CGATGTCTGCGGCCAGCTCGGCCGCTCAAGCCTCGGCCAATGCGCGGCTCACTACGCTTCAGGGCGACGACTTCACCGCTCGCGGTGACTCGACGCTCGGTCGAAATGTCGGCTCTGCCGTTCGCATGCTCGGCACTGCCGCCAAGATCGCCACGGAAAACCGGCGCGATCCTCCCACTTCAGCCAGGCAGAACGCGGGCGAAAACCCGTCGCTTGTTCCCTCCTGGCTGAGTTCTGATAACCCGGTCGTACAGGAACGCATCCGCCGCCGGCGGGAAGGAAACTGACATGGAATATCAACGCAAAAAGTACGGTTTTTACCGTCCCCACGAACACAAAGGGTTCGACAACACCGATCCCGAAACGGGAGAGGTCATGCCCTCGATGACGCGGCAGTCAGAAATGGACGCCTGCGACATTCACAATATCCTGAAGCAATTCAGCCAGCAGGGCTTCGAGCAGCTCGTTCGCGAGAACGCTGCTCGCGGCCAGTATGCCGACCTGACCAGCCTTCCCGACTATCAGGAGGCGCTCGGGACCGTCATCGCCGCCCAGGCGGCGTTCGCCGCCCTCCCCTCTCAGGTCCGCGAGCGATTCCAGAACGATCCGGCCCGGTTCGTTCAGTTTCTCGCCGACCCCGTCAATCAGGACGAGGCGGTTCGCCTCGGCCTTGCCACGGATACGAGGCCCCCAGAGCCTCCAACGGGGGGTGCAGGGGGGTCACCCCCTGCGGAAGGCGCGAAAGCGCCGTAGCCTCAAAAAAAGGGCCCTGCGGGGCCCTTTTCCATGCCGAGCAATCGGCTTCTCCACCTGCGAGACTCTCGCAGTAGGCCGCCCCGGGGCGGCCGCCAGCACATTTCTTCCCTTGATGTAAATGTGCTGAGTGACACCACACCCCTAATTGTGGTTCACTCTTAACGGGGACATATGTCCCCAACCCTACCGGAGGTATCCTTAGTGAAACGTTCCAAAATGCCCAGACGCTCTTCCGAGCGTCTCTTCACCAGAACCGCTTCCAAGGTTCATGGTAAGAACCTCACCATGCCCATGCGCGGCGGCATCCGCCTCTAGCCAATGGGCTGCGACTTCCCGATCCCGGCTTACCGATCGACGGAAATTAATCCGGCGACCGGTAAGTCGCGGATCACTTTCAACCCCAAACATGCCCGCAATTCTCAAAATTTCGGGCTGCACCTGCCCTGCGGCCGGTGCATGGGATGCAAACTGGAAAAATCCAAACAATGGGCTATCCGCTGCGACAAGGAAGCCCAGCTCCACCCCGAAAACTGCTTTCTCACTCTTACATTCTCAAACGACCACTTGCCGGTCGATTACTCGGTTCATCCGAGGCATATGCAGCTCTTCTTCAAGAAGCTGCGCAAATCCATTCACCCCAAGAAGGTCCGCTTCTACTTGGGAGCCGAATATGGCGACCAGGGTCTAAGACCCCACTATCACGTCATCCTCTTCAACCACGACTTCAACGATAAAATCTTTTACGAACGAACTCCCCGTGGTGACATCCTCTACACCTCTCGAAATCTTTCGAAACTCTGGCCTTATGGCCTTAGCACCGTAGGTGCCGTGACCTTCGAATCAGCCGGTTACACCGCTCGATATTCTACCAAGAAGATCACTGGCCCGCAGGCCAGTGATTTCTATCTTCGGGTGCATCCCCTTCACGGCTTCATTTGCCGTGTTCGTCCTGAATTCTCGCTCATGTCGCGCCGTCCCGGTATCGGGCACGGCTATGCGATCAAGTACCAGGACGAGATCTACCAAAACGACTCTGTCATCGTGCGCGGCCGTGAACTCAAGCCGCCACGCTTTTTTGACCAGCAACTAACAGAGGAGGAACAACTAACGCTTTCGCGAGAGCGAAAATCCAAATCAATCCAGCGACCGCAACTCACTACTCGCAACCGGGCCGACAAGCAGGAGGTCCGGAACTCTCGAATTTCAACACTTAAGAGGAAACTATGATTCTGCGCGCATACAGCCTTCTCGATGTGAAGGCGCTTCAGTATCACTCGCCCTTCTTCCAGCCGACGGACGCTACTGCGATCCGTTCGCTTCGCGACCTGGTCAACGACCTGAATACCACCGTTGGCCGACACCCCTCTGACTTCAAGCTCTACTGCGTCGGAACCTACGACGACTCCACCGGCCACTTTGAAACGCTGCACCCCATGATGCACGTAATGGACGCGGTGGCTCTCGTCCCCGTCACTCCCCCGTCCCTCCCCTTCCATGACTTGATGCCCTCCGCTGCGGAGCGTCAGGCGAACGGGAGTGCCGTCTAATGATGCCTTCGGTAATGTCTCACGACTTCAGCCGCGTTCCCCAGGCAGAAATCCCCCGCTCTTCCTTCGACCGTTCGCACGGTCTCAAGACTTCGTTTGACGCCGGGTGGCTTGTCCCGATCTTCCTGGACGAGGCGCTACCCGGTGATACGTTCACGTGCCGAATGACCGGTTTCGCCCGGCTCGCCACGCCGCTGCACCCGTTCATGGATAACGTGTTCATGAACACATTCTTCTTTTTCGTCCCGAACCGCCTGCTCTGGAACAACTGGCAGAAGCAGATGGGTGAGCAGGACAACCCCGGCGACTCGGTCGATTTCATCACGCCCCAGGTCGTCAGCACGGCCGTTACCGGCTATGCCGAGAACTCGATTTTCGATTATTTCGGTCTGCCGACGAAGGTCCCCGGTCTCAGTCACAGCGCACTTCCGTTGCGCGCTTATAATTTGGTCTGGAACACGTGGTTTCGAGACCAGAACCTTCAGAACTCCATCACCGTCAACAAGGGCGACGGGCCCGATCTTCCTACCGATTACACGCTCAAGCGTCGCGGCAAGCGTCATGACTACTTCACCAGCGCTTTGCCCTGGACGCAGAAAGGAACGGCAGTCACCATACCGCTCGGAACAACAGCTCCGGTAACCGGCATCGGTTATCTCTCCGGTGGCTGGGGTCTCGGTACGAACGCTACCAATGTGCGCGAGACAGTCGCGCCTAACGTAACCTATCCGTTCTATAACGTTTCCACCCAGGCGAACGTTCTTATTACAAAACAGGACATCGCGGGATCCGCGACAGCGCGTCCTCAGATCTATGCCGACCTCTCCCAGGCGGCTTCAGCGACGGTGAACCAGCTCCGTCAGGCTTTCCAGATTCAAAAGCTGTACGAAAGGGACGCTCGCGGTGGTACCAGGTACACCGAAATCATCAGGGCTCATTTCAATGTCGTCTCGCCGGACGCTCGTCTGCAGCGGCCCGAATATCTCGGTGGCGGTCAGTCCATCGTCAATCTGCACGTCGTGCCTCAGACGTCGGCCGTTGCCTCCGAACCTACGCCGCAGGGCAGCTTGGCTGCCTACGGCACTTCACACCTCAACGGGCACGGCTTCAGCAAGTCGTTCACCGAACACGGCATCATCATTGGCCTTGTGTCGGTGCGTGCCGACCTGAACTACCAGCAGGGCCTCAACCGCATGTGGTCCCGCCGAACCAAGTTCGATTACTATTGGCCCGCTCTCGCCATGATCGGCGAACAGGCCGTTCTCAATAAGGAAATCTACGCCCAGGGAACCGTTAACCCGACAGCGGACGCGGCCGCCTTTGGCTATCAGGAACGCTTTGCTGAGTACCGCTACAAGCCTTCCCAGATCACCGGTGCCCTCCGCTCTAATGCGGCTACACCGTTGGACACATGGCATCTCGCCCAGAACTTCACTGCAGCTCCGGCTCTTAATGCGACGTTCATCGAAGACAATCCGCCTATTGATCGCGTCATTGCCGTTCCATCAGAACCGCACTTTATTTTTGACAGCTTCTTCTCGCTGAAGTGCGCTCGCCCCATGCCGGTCTACGGCGTGCCGGGCCTCATCGACCACTTCTAGGTGTGCCATGTCTGAATGGCTTGCCGGAGGCAATATCGTCGGCTCTGTCCTGGGAATGATCGGACAGGGTCAGGCTAATGCGGCCAACGCGTCGATGGCGCGTGAGGCCGCTAACTTCAATCTCTACGCCATGATGGAGAACCAGCGCTTTCAGGAGCGCATGAGCAGCACCGCGTACCAGCGCGCCATGAACGATATGCGCTATGCTGGTCTTAATCCCATCCTCGCTTACTCGCAGGGCGGCGCAACCACACCAGGTGGCATGGGGGCCTCAATGCAGGCCGCTACCATGCAGAACACAATGGACGAGCTCGGGAGTGGTATTTCGAGCGCCGCCCAAACCGCTAAGGACTGGGAAACCAAAGACCTCGTCAAGGATCAGGCCAAGAAGACGCAGGCCGACACCGACCTCGCCAAGGCTACTGAAGCCTTGGCAAAAACTAACGAGACCGTCTCGGCCGCACAGGTCAAGAAGGTCGAGGAAGAGACCGAAAACGTCCGCCTTCAGCGTCCGCTGATCGGGGCTCAAACGATGTCTGCGGCCAGCTCGGCCGCTCAAGCCTCGGCCAATGCGCGGCTCACTACGCTTCAGGGCGACGACTTCACCGCTCGCGGTGACTCGACGCTCGGTCGAAATGTCGGCTCTGCCGTTCGCATGCTCGGCACTGCCGCCAAGATCGCCACGGAAAACCGGCGCGATCCTCCCACTTCAGCCAGGCAGAACGCGGTTGAAAACCCGTCACTCGTCCCCTCTTGGCTGAGTTCTGACAATCCGGTTGTTCAGGAACGCATCCGCCGTCGGCGGGAAGGAAACTGACATGGAATATCAACGCAAAAAGTACGGTTTTTATCGTCCCCACGAACACAAAGGGTTCGACAACACCGATCCCGAAACGGGAGAGGTCATGCCTTCGATGACCAGGCAGTCCGAAATGGACGCCTGTGACATTCACAACATCCTGAAGCAATTCAGCCAGCAGGGCTTCGAGCAGCTGGTGCGCGAGAACGCTGCTCGCGGCCAGTATGCCGACCTGACCAGCCTTCCCGACTATCAGGAGGCTCTCGGGACCGTCATCGCCGCCCAGGCGGCGTTCGCCGCCCTCCCCTCTCAGGTCCGCGAGCGATTCCAGAACGATCCGGCCCGGTTCGTTCAGTTCCTCGCCGATCCCGTCAACCAGGACGAGGCGATCCGCCTTGGCCTCGCCACCGATACGAGGCCGCCAGAACCTCCAATGGGGGGTGCAGGGGGGTCACCCCCTGCGGAAGGCGCGAAAGCGCCGTAGCTTCAAAAAAAGGGCCCTGCGGGGCCCTTTTCCATGCCGAGCAATCGGCTTCTCCACCTGCGAGACTCTCGCAGTAGGCCGCCCCGGGGCGGCCGCCAGCACATTTCCTCCCTTGATGTAAATGTGCTGAGTGACACCACACCCCTAATTGTGGTTCACTCCTAACGTGGACATATGTCCACAACCCTACCGGAGGTATCCAAGTGAAACGTTCCAAAATGCCTCAGCGCTCTTCGGAGCGTCTGTTCACCCGCACCGCTTCTAAGGTGCACCCCAAGAATGTCACGATGCCCATGCGCGGCGGCATCCGCCTCTAGCCTATGGGCTGTGACTTCCCGATCCCGGCTTACCGTTCGACGGAAATCAATCCGGCGACCGGTAAGTCGCGGATCACCTTCAACCCCAAACATGCCCGCAACTCTCAGAATTTCGGGCTGCACTTGCCTTGTGGCCGGTGCATGGGATGCAAACTGGAAAAATCAAAGCAATGGGCTATCCGCTGCGACAAGGAAGCCCAGCTTCACCCGGAAAACTGCTTTCTCACCCTTACATTCTCAAACGACCATCTACCGGTCGATTACTCGGTTCATCCGAGGCACATGCAGCTCTTTTTCAAGAAGCTGCGCAAATCTATTCACCCCAAGAAGGTCCGCTTCTACCTGGGAGCCGAATATGGCGACCAGACTCTACGCCCCCACTATCACGTCATCCTGTTCAACCACGACTTCAACGATAAAATCTTTTACGAACGAACTACCCGTGGTGACACGCTCTACACCTCTCGAAATCTTTCGAAACTCTGGCCTTATGGCCTCAGCACCGTAGGTGCCGTGACCTTCGAATCAGCCGGTTACACCGCTCGATATTCAACCAAGAAGATCACTGGCCCGCAGGCCAGTGATTTCTATCTCCGGGTGCATCCCCTTCACGGCTTTATCTGCCGTGTACGTCCTGAATTTTCTCTCATGTCGCGCCGTCCGGGCATCGGCCACGGCTACGCGATCAAGTACCAGGACGAAATCTACCAACACGACTCCGTTATCGTGCGCGGCCGCGAACTCAAGCCGCCACGCTTCTTTGACCAGCAACTTTCAGAGGAGGAACAACTTACGCTTTCGCGAGAGCGGAAAGCCAAATCCATTCAGCGACCGCAACTGACTACTCGCAACCGGGCCGACAAGCAGGAGGTCCGGAATTCTCGAATCTCAACACTGATGAGGAAACTATGATCTTGCGCGCATACAGCCTTCTCGACGTGAAGGCGCTTCAGTATCACTCGCCCTTCTTCCAATCGACGGACGCCACCGCCATCCGTGCGCTTCGCGACCTGGTCAACGACCTCAACACGACCGTTGGTCGACACCCCTCGGACTTCAAGCTCTATTGCGTCGGAACCTACGACGACGCCACTGGCCACTTCGAATCGCTCCAGCCCATGATGCATGTCATGGACGCGATCGCACTGGTGCCTGTGTCGCCCCCGTCCCTGCCCTTCCACGATCTCGCCCCGTCCGCGGGCGAGCGCCAGGCTAACGGGAGTGCCGTCTAATGCTGCCTTCAGTCATGTCACACGATTTCAGCCGTGTTCCCCAAGCTGAAATCCCGCGCTCGTCCTTTGACCGTAGTCACGGTCTTAAGACGGCGTTCGACGCCGGTCTTCTTATCCCGATCTTTCTGGACGAGGCGCTCCCCGGCGATACCTTTACCTGCCGTATGACCGGCTTCGCGCGGCTGGCGACCCCTTTGCACCCCTTTATGGATAACGTGTTTATGAACACGTTTTTCTTCTTCGTTCCCAATCGTCTGCTCTGGACGAATTGGCAGAAGCAAATGGGCGAGCAGGACAACCCGGGCGACTCGGTCGATTTCATCACGCCCCAGATCGTCAGCACCGCCGTCACCGGCTATGCCGAGAACTCGATCTTTGATTATTTCGGCTTGCCGACGAAGGTCCCCGGCCTCAGCCACAGCGCGCTTCCGCTGCGCGCCTATAATCTGGTCTGGAACACTTGGTTTAGAGACCAGAACCTTCAGAACTCCGTTACGGTTAACAAGGGCGACGGTCCCGATCTGCCAACGGACTACACGCTCAAGCGTCGCGGCAAGCGTCACGACTATTTCACGAGCGCCTTGCCTTGGACCCAAAAGGGCACGGCCGTTACGATCCCTCTTGGCACGTCGGCGCCAGTGACCGGTATCGGTTGGCGCAACGATGCCAGCTCGGCGGCGCCGGGCTCGCCCACAATTCCCGTTCGGGAAACGGGAACTCTACCGAATCGGACCTATGCCTTTTCGGGCAATCCCCAGCAGGTCAACGGCCTTTTTTTCGAGACCACAACCAATGTGGCCGGTACGGCCAAGCCTATGATCTATGCGGACCTGACATTGGCCAGCGCCGCTACGGTCAACCAGCTTCGTCAGGCTTTCCAGATTCAAAAGCTGTACGAAAGGGACGCTCGCGGTGGTACCAGGTACACCGAAATCATCAGGGCTCATTTCAATGTCGTCTCGCCGGACGCTCGTCTGCAGCGGCCCGAATATCTCGGTGGCGGTCAGTCCATCGTCAATCTGCACGTCGTGCCTCAGACGT